CTACAAAACTTTATCCGTGAGGGCGGCGGTTTCTTTTTGCATGGTCTCTGTGTCGTGCGCATATAGATTTTGCGTCATAGCGGCATCCGCATGTCCGAGGCGGGCGGCGACGTCAACGGGCTTTGCACCCGCCTCGATGAGACGTGTCGCGTGTGTGTGGCGAAAGCTGTGAGAGTTTACGCCGGTGCGACGCAGATACCTAGTGAGACCACTGCGGTTAATCACAATGCCGAACCGGTCGGTACAAATGAGGCGGCGCTCCTGCGCATCCATAGGTGCGTCCTCTTTGCGAGGTAGGAACATGAGAGCACGGTCGGGCGGCATTTCATAGGCGACTTGATAGGATGTGCCGAGCTTTAGCCGCTGTGCGTTTTGTATCTGTTTCCACTGTTTGAGCTCCGCCATGAGGGCCGTTCCGATGTGGATGGCGCGATTGCTTTTTGATGTTTTTGGCGTATCAAAATATATGCCTGAGATGCGCGTATGCGGACAAAGCTGTCTTGAAATAGTGATTTTTTTGCCGTCCTGAGATATATCATCCCATGTGAGACCGAGGATTTCGCCAAGACGCATTCCTGTGTAGTAAGCGATAACGATCGGGATTCGAAAGCGATGCCCAACGGGGAATGTGTTTAGGAAGCAGTCAAATTGCTCGCGTGTGATCACGGTGCGCGTGACGACGATTTTCTTTGCCGTTTTGGGAATTTGTATATACTCCGTCGGATTCATCTGAATGAGCTCCATCGGGTAGATCGCATATTTGAAGAACACATGAGCAAGCCGCAGCGGAGCTAATATAGAGTTCCTAGACAATCCCTTTGCCGCAAGCTCTTTGACTATGTGATCTATGTCTCGCGGGCGTATGTCTTGTAGGCGCATGCCGCCAACGTATGGTCGAATGTACCGTTCATACTGGCGGCTGTATGAATCATATGTCCGTTTCTTTGTGTTTACTCTAACGACATTCTCTAGCCATGCGGCGACGAACTCGTCGAGCGTGACCTTTGCACTCGTGATGCCGACGTTGCCAGTTTTCCATGCGGTATATGCCGCCGTCCCTGCATCAAAGGCTTCCTGCTCGGTCGCAAAGCCTCCCTTTTCTTTCATCTTGCGTGGATTTTTGGATATGTCGAACGAATAGGAATACGTCTTGCCACGCTTGCGAACTCTGATTTTTGCCATAATAAAACACCTCCGGGATTGTAAGGGATAGCAAACAACCCGGAAATGTGATATACTTTACTCTGCTGAGGTGAGTATATCCTTCGGGATTGCTTGCTCGATCCGTCCTCTGTGTTGGTCGCACGGTGGGCGGTTTTTAATTTGATTTTTTCTGCGCTTTGTGCGATAATCAGTATGTAGAAGCTGACTTGTGATGGATAAGGCTGGGTTCCTGAATGGGAGTAGGCCTAAGGCTTAGAATCCTTTGCCCCTGGGGTTGGCTTCCCAACTTTGGTTTTAAGACTCTGGACGATATGTTCGGGGTCTTTTTTGATTTGCTCCACAATCAGGTTGATTGTTTTGTCGCTATATGAATAGGTTGGATTTGTGTTTCGGTCATAGACATAGCAGTAGCTGGGGTCGCTTTTCAGATCATAGAACCTGACAAAAAGATTGAAAACATATGCGTTGAATGTATGTCGTTTGCTTTCGTCCGGCGTAGATGGATTTACAAAGGGAATTTTATCTCTCTCTATGAGGGCTTGTATGCGCCCCAAGCATTCTCGCATACGATAAGGGCATGATTTCTGCATATCATGACGTTCTTTCAAAATGAAGGCAGCGTGTTCAGCGTCCTTTGAGATAGAGAAACTGGCAGTAGCTTGACCTTGCTTTTTCGTTATATAGAAATCATGTTTGACTGGAATGGCAAAGTTGGTATGATCCACTGTGTTGATTGTTCTGCCGATTGATGACATAATGGTCAGGATGTGCTCAGCTAAGCTGTCTGGGTATCTGGCACGTATTGAATCCTCTGTTACTTCTTCCATTCTTACAGAAAGAGTGAGGAAGTTGCTGCCCAGTTTGTCGGTGATGTCGATATGGAAAAATTGCAGCAGTTTGTTCATATAGTTGATGACGCAGGATTGAAACAGCGGTACATATATTTGCTCATATTCCTCTGTGATGAAATGCGTGCTTGTATTGCGCAGGTCGATAATTTTTTCAAGATTGATTCGTAGAGGATCTTTGTCGTTTGTGAACACTTCCTTTATGCAGGCGTTCAATGACTTTGTCCGTTGTTTATCGCCTTTGTAATAAATGGCAGATTCGCCGTAGGTTTGCATGATATGGGCTTTGAGCAATAGTTCCCATGCATTGCAGATAAAGAAGCTGAATCCTTCGACCCGGTAACGAATGGTGGGTTTGTTGTAGAGTTCGACCGCAACAATAAAAGCCTCTTGGCTTTTCTCAAGTAGTTTTTCTGATAAGGATATTTGGGCGTTGTTCACGGTGTCGCTCCTTTGATGTTGGTTCACCGCTCTCTCTGTTGGCGCAGAGGGGGCGGTTTTTATGTGGGAAGAAACAGCGATTTTTCCTAGTTGGTTAGATGCTATGAACTATGTTATACTGGATGCGTTGCCGCCCCTACACATGGCAATGGGAGGGGGTGTGTCGAGTGTCTGTATCCACATTTATTCTCTCCATCTTGGCTGGTGTAATCGCCAACTGCATTAGCAAATGGCTCGATGAGAGAGACGACGGCGACGAGCCTAGGCGTTAAGCCCTGCCTGCACAATGGGAACAGAAAAGCCCCCAAGTTCGCACCTTGGGGGCTTTTCGTGTGTCTATCTGCTATCCACATTTGCCATAGATAGTATAACACAAGTCCCCGATGAGATGCAAGAGATGCGTTGCCGCCCTAGGTGCGGTTTTTTATACTACACAATATCGCTCTGAAAGGCGACGGATTCTTTCTTGTGCGAGGATATCCCTACGGGGATACGTGCGAACCGCTCGTCGTGTTACCAGCACGGTGGGCGGTTTTTATAGGAAAAAGAAAGAACCCAGTCAAACTTGACTGGGTTCTCCTGTGTCCTAGCGGTCATACGACCGAGCCCGCGAAGGGCATGTGTATTATTATAATACACGAACAGGGAGAATCCGTCAAGCGGAAAGGACTAGTTGTTGGTGAACAAAAACGCTCTCAAAACAGTGTCGATCTTTTCCATCGCATCTGAATCAAGACGGATGCCCGAAAGCGGCGAGCTTCCCCGCACAGGATCGGTGATTCGTACTTTGCTGATTGTGACAATCTGATTTGTCAGAGCGATGCTGCCTATTTTAAGGCGGTCAACCTCTCTTTGCAGCGCAGGTGTCGGTGATTGTGTCAGTTTGCTGCGCAACTTCTGAATGAGCTGATCGCCAAGGTCAATTTCTCCAAAATGCAGGGAGTCACGTTGTTCTTCAGATTTTAGAGACGTGAGAGGTACGACAGTCACAACAGGGGCGCGTCTGGAATCGTTGGAGTTCAGAATTACGGCATAATGAAGACCTCCGTGCTCCGAGCCGATACGAAACCCAAAATCCACTTTTACAACATCGCCGCGCTGAAATCTGCGATATGATTGCGGGCGTTCATGGCGCAGCATTTGAATATAGTTCTTAATCCAGTACGAAAGCAGGGAAGCACGTTTGTTTTCGCGTGTGTCGTTTGAAGAGAGACAATCATTCAGAAAATCCCGTAATGCTTGTAGTGCATCTGCTATCAATCTCTGTATCTCCAAAATATCATTCCTTCCTATCGTTTATGGACGGTTTTTTACACACTCTTCAGCTCCACAAACTCCTCCGGCACGCCGACGGATCGTGCGAGTTGGTATACTGTGCATTCCGGATACTCTTGTAGCAGATCGTCAGGGAGAAGAAGCTCGACAGCGAAGGTGTTCGCCTGCCGTTCAAATCGGCTGTGCGGGGTGAATGTCTTTGTGTCCATGAAAACAGTGTTCAAATCCCTGTGCATCTGCATATGCCCCAGCTCGTGAGCAAGTACGAAGCGTTGTGTAATCTCATCCAAGTCCTCTGAGAGATAGATGATATGATTGCGCTTATGATACTGGTAGAACCCGTTGAGATCGACGAGGTGGCTATAGATCAGTACGATATCAAGTGCCCGGGCAATCGTAAAAGGATCGTTGGAGTTACACCGCCTCATGAGTTTGATTGCACATTCCCTTGCATTCATTGCTCAATCCTCGTGACGGTATTTCTTCGGCGTATACTTCGCCTTATTACGCTTCTTCGCCATCTCCATCCCGATCTGCATGGCATCAAGGATGGACTGGATACTCTCGGGGCTTGCGGGGTGTCCGTCAAACATCAGCCCCTCCTCCTGCATGAGCTTTTCCTTCATGTCATCCATCAAATGCATAATCTCGCGTTCGTCTTTTGGAGTGAGGTCGGGCAGATTGTCTGATGCGGGGGCGGGAGATTGCTCCATCGGCTCATCGTAGCCCATTAACCACGATTCACTCACCTTAAGAGCCTGAGCCAACTTATATATTTTATCCTGCTTTGGCGTAACCTTACCAGAAAGGTACTGACTGATCGCGCTTTTGCCGATTCCAGATAGACGAGATAGCTCTATCGGCAGTATGTTTCGCGCAGATAATGCCTCCCGCAAGCGTTGTTGTGTAGTCTGTTTCATATAGCTTCCTCAATTCTAAAAGGACTTATCTGCAGTATATCACACAATAAACATAAGTTCAATAAGTTTAATTTGATGGTTAAATTTTTTGAACAAGGTTATTGACTTTCGTTTATCTGAATGGTATGATTCATGTAGTTCAAAAACTTGAACTTAGAGGAGGTGATAATGTGGGGTTTGATTATAGCAAACTTCGGGGGCGGATAGTGGAAAAGTTTGGAACGCAACAGGCTTTTGCGAAAGCGTTAGGAGTATCTGCCCGTACGCTTTCACTGAAGATGAATAACCGTATTCCTTTCGGACAGGATGAAATCGACAAGATTATCACGCTGTTGCAGGATACGCCGCAAGACATCAAGGCTTATTTTTTTACCAAGAAGGTTCAATAATTTGAACAACCGCGAGTGCAGAGGAACGCGGCATCCGCGCAATAGAGAGGAGGTGAGGAGATGGCAAAAGAAAAGCCCCTGCGCGAGCAGGGGGGCTTAAGGGATCACCGTCAACCAATCTATTTGTCTATCAATGTTCAATATCCCGAGCAAGTGAGTTTCTATCGGGATGTTCGCGCCTTGATTCTGTGCTTTGTCATGATGCTTGTCGAGGTGCTAAAAATAATCTGGTTATCGTACTCTCCATATCTAGCGAAATTTCGTATTCGACGAAAGCCGTGACACCAATGGGGACGCCGTTAAGAGATTCTATAAAATAACGTGCCTCTGATTGGTAATCTCTGTCGATTTTGAACGGATATCGCCCCGACGGGATGGCTAATCCATCTATTACTTCAAATTGACCAATGCAAGAATCCGCGGAATATGAGCATACGATGCCGGAAATCTGCAATGGGATGTCTGAGGTTATCCGTTTTCCCTTAAATAATTGCGATGTTTTGCGGTCGAGACGAATCACATCATTTTCGGCACTGGGGGCAGCGATTTCGATGGCGTCGTCTGTACCGTAGGGAATCGTCTGGGAAATGCGGCGAAGAGGCGCACGCATTCCTTGAGCAATGGCCAATGTGTCCTCGGAAGCTACAAACGTGTTTTTTCCTTCTTGATATATGCATGTCGCATATGGAGAGTTTATGATTTGAAATTTTGGTGTATCGTTTTTCCCGAGGAGTTTGCTGAAAAAATCTTTTAGCAACTTGAATCCGGATAATGTGCCTTCAAGGATTAACTTCGGGTCGATTGGTTGTCCAATGATAAGGGACTGCTGAATAGCAATGATATCGAGTCCTGCATCAAGGATAATAGAACCACGTTTTATATCATAAGCAACTACATTGAAGTTCCTTCGATCTGTAGAGGTAATTCTTGTGCGCCCTGTGTAATAGCAATAGGAGCGATCAAATAAGGCTTGTATGTTGATGAGTGTTGTTCCTAGCATATGGAGATTAACACTTTTGGTTAGTGATTCTCCTGTTAAGGATATGATTAGGCGGTTGGAATCGTTCACGAGAACACCTCCGTGTTTTACTGATGTTGTATCTGAGGAGGGTGGAAAAACCATGGAGGGAAAAGAGCGTCCGCAGCGGGGCGAACGCGACAAGCTGACGCTCCGCATGGCGGGCGAACTGAACCAACGGACAAAGGACAAGGCGGACTATCTCGGCATCAGTCAGAACGCTTTTCTGCTTGCCCTCATCGAGTTGGGGTTTCGGTGCTATGAGGTCAGTCCTCATCTGCTGAAAGAGGAATAGCACCGTGTTCGTTTTCGTACCTAGCGATGTGCTGATTGACAATCATCTCAAGTTCTTTGTTCACGGTGCGGAAGTTGCTTTCGGCGATGTAGCGGAGTTTCTCAAGGACTTCGGCATCGACGCGGAATGTAAATTTCGGCAACTGTGACGGCATAATGACACCCCCTTATCTGTAATATACCACAAAAAAATACCGCCGGGCATATTGACGGCAAGGTGACGGCGTGATATATTACAAAAAGGAGGTGACGGCAAGGTGACGAAATCAAAACTGACGGTAAGAATGCCGCCGGAGTTGTTAAAGGCTTTGGAGAAAGAAGCACTGCGTACAGGACAAACGAAAAACGGGCTTATCCTGCAAATGCTGTGGGAGATGGTTCAAAAGAAAAAGCCTGCCTAGCGAGGGAGGAACAGACGAAGGCAAAGAGGAGGTGAGAGAATGGAGATTGACATACCGCTCCTCAAGGCGACGCTGAAACTGCGCAGCCTAGTGTATCGGAATGTATATGAGGGGATCGGAATGCCACTCACGACAACATATTGTACTAGAGGATGAGAGAGGAGGGAACAAATGAAACCGAAGAGAGAAGTTCAAGAGACGGCAGAAAAGTCGCAGGTCGTAGTTCAAGATGTTCGGTTTATCCAACCGGAACTACTTGAGAAGCAGGACGTGGCGGCGATGCTGTCCGTCTCGGTCGTGACCGTTGACCGCCTCGTCCGCGAAGGGAAAATCCCCTTCTATCTCATGTGGGGCGGGTTCAAACGGTACAAACGGCGCGACGTCCTCGACTATATCGCGTCCCTGCCGCAGGGCGAACCGGAACAGAAAAAGCTCCGTGCGGTACGGAGCGCGTGAGTTTACCGATTCACGGCAGGGTTATCCGTCCTACCGACGAGGTAGTCGATGGAGACGCCGAAGTAGTCGGCGAGGGCGATGAGGACGTCAAGTGTTGGAAGACGCTCACCACTCTCATAGCGATAGTAAGAAACGCGAGAGATGCCACAGCTTGAAAAGACGTCTTTCTTGTCAAGATTGCGGCTTTGTTGTAGAAACATCAAGCGTTCAGGAAATGTCATAATAACCTCCAAAAAGTGCTTGAGGTTTCCGAATGGAAACATTATAATACAGACAATAGATGTTTCCGAACGGAAACGCTAAATTGAAAGGAGAGGGGGACATGAACTTAAAGGAAACCCGAATAGAAGCGGGCTTGACACAGGCGGATATAGCGCAGAAGGCACAAATATCCACGATGAGCTATAAGCGTTACGAATACGGCGAGCGTGTACCAGACGCACGCACAGCAACGTTGATAGCAAAGGCACTTAATTCAACGGTAGAAAAGTTATGGGGCGGAACCCCCATACGGTAAAAATTCGGCAGCATGAACGAAAGTTCCTGCCGGGAGGAGGAGAGAAATGAAGCTCGGTTTTAAGTCTCTGATCGGGGGCGGTCTGCTCGTCTGTGCGATCTGCGCGGCGGGCATGACGGCAATCGAGGATCGCCCCGAGGCGGTGCTCGTCGAGGAGGTCTACACGGTCAAGCAGGGCGATACGCTCTGGGGGATATGCGAGGAGTACGTCGCCAAGAACACGGGGACGTTCCGCTACATCCTCGAATACAAATCCGGCATCGAGGAGCTGAACCCATGGCTGCTCGACCGTAAAGGCGAAATCTATCCTGGGGATAAAATCACCCTGACCTACTGGGTGAAGGGCGAGGAGGGCGAGGAATGACGCAGTGGACGACCTGCTCCGAATGCGTCGGCGGCATTTTGCCGATATGGCGCGCCTGCCGCACACTGGACGGGACGCGCGAAACAGACATCGCCATCTACGGCACGCAGGAGGAGGCGCTCAAGCGCGCACGCGAACTCAACGCAAACGAAAAAACGCCCGTATCGGCGGCAACCGATACGAGCGCATAAGGAAAAATGTTTTGGATGTGCTCATTATAGCACAAGGAGGACAACATGGCAAAACTGATCATGACCGTTGCAGAAATGCAGGACGAGACGAAGTGGCTGAATGCCCGGAACGAGGGGATCGGCGGCAGCGACGCCGCCGTCATCGTCGGGCTGAATCGGTGGAAATCGCCGTATCAGCTCTGGATGGAAAAGACGGGCAAGGCGGAGCCCGAAGACCTCAGCGACAACGAGTATGTCTACTGGGGCAAAGTTCTGGAGCAGGCAGTCGCCGATCGCTTCTGCGAGGTCACGGGAAAGAAAGTACAGCGCCGCGGGCTCTTGCAGCATGACGACTACCCCTTCATCCTCGCCTCCGTTGACCGCATGGTGGTCGGGGAGGATGCAGGGCTTGAGTGCAAGACATGCAACGGCTTTGCAGTAAAAGACTGGGAGGACGACGAAATCCCCGACGCCTACTACGCCCAATGTCAGCACTACATGATGGTGACGGGCTGCGCGAAATGGTACATCGCCGTCCTGATCGGCGGGAACCGGTTTGTCTGGAAGGAAATCCCTAGGAGCGACGCAGAGATCGAGCTGCTCATGCAGGCGGAGGTCGAGTTCTGGGACAAAGTACAAAACGGCATTATGCCGGATGTGGACGGGAGCGATGACTGCCGAAAAGCCCTGCAAAACGAATTTCGCGGCGGGAATATGGAGCCGCTCACACTGCCGGAGAAAGCGACCGCCGTCATCAAGACAATCAAGGAGCTCGAGGAGGTAAGGGACAACACCGAGAACAGCATCAACCGGCATAAGAACGAACTGCGCGCCATGCTCGGGGACAGCGAGGTCGGCTACGCGGGCGACTACAAGGTCACATGGAAGCCGCAGGCAGGGCGGGCGTCGATCGATTCCAAGCGTCTCAAGGCGGAAGAGCCCGAAGTCTACAGCAAGTACATGAAGCAGGGCGCACCGACGCGCGTTCTGCGGATCGCTTAAGAGAGTAGCGGAGGAGAACAATATCATAGCAAATGTCAACGGCGGAGCAATCCAAAAGGCACAGACGGAAAAGAGCGCGGCGGTCAAGACGCAGCGCTCGATGAAAGACCTCATTGTCTCGATGGAGGGGCAGATCGCAAAAGCCCTGCCCTCCGTCATCACACCCGAGAGGTTCACCCGCATGGTACTTACGGCGATGAGCACGAATAAGGATCTCGGGCTGTGTACCCCAAACAGCTTCCTCGGCGCGATGATGCAGGCGGCGCAGCTCGGCGTCGAGCCGAACACGCCGCTCGGACAGGCGTATCTCATCCCGTACAAGAACAAGGGCACGCTCGAGTGCCAGTTCCAGCTCGGGTATAAGGGGCTGATCGACCTCGCCTATCGCAGCGGCGAGGTCAAGGACATCCAAGCGCACGAAGTGCACGAGAACGACACGTTCGAATACGAGCTCGGACTCGAGCCGAAGCTCAAGCACATCCCAGCAATGAAGGATCGCGGCGCAGTCATCATGTACTACGCGATATTTCACACGAAAGACGGCGGCTACGGATTCAACGTCATGAGCGTCGACGACGTTCAGGAACACGCAAGGAAATATAGCAAGGCATACGGCTCTTCGTTCAGCCCATGGAAGTCGAATTTTGACGAGATGGCAAAGAAGACCGTACTGAAAAAGTGCCTGAAGTACGCGCCGATCAAAACAGAGTTCGCACGCAGCATCAGCACGGACGAGACGATCAAGACGACCATCGCGGCGGACATGGCGGAGGCGGCGGACGAGACGGATTATATGGTATATTCGAGAATTTGATTTTAATACAGAGCATGAGATTGCCCCAGAGGACAATATTAGGAAGAATATAGGCGGGGGTGAATGGAATACAGAAGTTAAATTAGAAAATTGTATTGAAAGATACAAAAGTAAATTTCCTGTGACGATAGATAGCTTGGCGAAGAAAATAATCGAGCATTGTTTCCTTTACTTTTTATCGGATCACAAATGCCCACAGATTGTTTTGATGGACTCGGATGGAAAAGAATTGAATCTGAACGATATGTTCAACGAGACAGTCAAAGATCATTTACATCGTGATGAGTTGAGAATAAAGAATGAAAAATTTCAACTTTATCATATTCGAATGAAGGAAGGGGCTACAAAACACGAACTCCATCTTTGTGCGAATAGTCGGGAAGTCAAATCTATAAATTTGAACAAAGATATTCCCAATTTACAGGGGAAGATTGGAGCGGGGCAACCCTTTTACTATCAAGGATATTTGATAAGTAGTTACCTCGATGACCGTGTATCTTTGAATCGGACATCGTTTGAGCTTGAGAGCTCTGATGATGATCAGACTCTTTTTGATGATGTGTATATCAAAGAAGATGAGATAATAGCTGCCTGTAAGAAATATATTGAGCTTTATCTCCATGATGATTTGATAGAAATAAACGCGCAAAAAAGGGAACGCATAAATGAATATGTTGCTAAAATAAAACCACAATATAAATATTTGCTGAAGTGTAGACCAGAAGTATATGATAGTATTTCTTCAAATATAAAGGATGATGCACTCGACACAGAATTACACAAGGCTTCGCAGAAATGGGAGTTAGATATTGCTGAACAGTCAAAGATAATAGAGGAGAAAATAAAGAGAGGAGAATTTACCGAAAACGACTTTGATAAAATATTTAATGAGTATTGCGGAGCTGTTACTAGTATAAGTAAGGCGAGTCTAGCAGAATATGTCATAAGACGTAAGAGTATGTTGGATTTACTAGAAAAAGCATTAGAGTGCAAAGAAAATGGAAAGTATTTCTCTGAGGCGACTATTCATTCTATCATATGTCCCATGCAATATACGTCTGATGATCTATCGTTTGAAGAAATGAATTTGTGGATCATTGATGACAGATTATCATATCACACATATTTGGCGTCAGATAAAAAAATGAGGGCATTGCCAACAATAAATGTATCATCTGACGATCGCATGGATATTGCGATTTTTGACCAAGCAATGTCATTTTCTGAAGAAGGAGATGTATTGAATTCAATCTCCATTATTGAGTTCAAAAGAGCCGGTCGAGATGATATGCAAAAAGACGATACAAACCCGATTAATCAGGTTCTTCGATATGTGAAAGAAATTCAGGATGGTAATGTAAAGAAAGGGAATGGCAGACCATTTGGAAATGTATCAAATACAGCATTCTTCTGTTATATAATTGCTGATTTAACAGAATCTATGAGATTGGCTGCAGAAAATGCAAGTTTGATCCATACTGCGGATAGAGAAGGTTATTTCGGCTACAATACATCACGAAATGCATATATAGAGGTGATTTCCTACGACAAGCTTATCAAGGATGCTAAGCAACGTAATAATATCTTATTTGATAAGTTGTTTAGACCCAATGTACGAGAAGCTCTGAATGGGAGACTTCTATAA